GTAGGTTATCAAACCTTCCTGTGCAGGCCCCCGCGGCTTTTGGCGGCGGGGACACCGTTACTTTTGGTCATAGATCCAAGAGGATAATGAACAATAGTGCACAAACAAGTACGTGCGTTTTTCAACGACGGCTTGTCGGACCTTCTTAACACGTATGGCTAATAAGGCCCCGTTCGTTTGTGGGGATGGCTCCACGTATCTCACGATACGAGTGCCATTCTGGTGGAATCTTACATCCCACCCACACTTATGATCTTCAAAGGCCTGCTTGTAAAGAAAGACTTTTAGTCCTTCTATTCCACGCAACTTGGCAAGGTTCTGTACGTCCCGGTAAACCTGGGCATACTGAACCCACCCTGTATCCTTAAGAAGTCCAAGACTTTTTGCTGTTTGCCAATCAATGTGAATACCCGAACGGGTATCCTCAGTGTATGGCGTATAGATTAAAGAATTGGACCGCGTAAGGGCAAGGCACTTCAGCCAAAGACCACCGTCATACTTGCCGATCCGATACATACCATTGATAAAATGGCATAGATCAGATTTTGACAAGTTTTTATAACGTTTAACAAAGAATGGCCTCACGGCGATTCCGTTATAAAAGTCGGCACCACACGATTCTCGAAAAGGACCTTCAACGAAGGTCTTATCGATATTTGTGCGAAAGCCGAGATGACGTAATAACCGAATGACGTCGTTTGAATATTCTGTAGGAACGATGATATCATCACCGTATACAGCATAATCAGTAATGCCTAACGCACGAAGAGCTGCTGTAAAAACAGTAGTTTCGAGAGTAAAGGTATATCCGTTACCCATCGACGAGAACTTTTGGTACTCGCCGACGCCGAAAATACCCTTGTAACAAGGGGATCTAAGGCGTGAGAAAATCTCTGCCCACTTTCGTGGAAAGAGAGTACGGATGACCTCTAGTGACAAAGTGTCACTAGCCATCGACAAGTCGATGGTGGCATAGGAACCAGTAATTGAACCCAAACGGGCCATTTCTTGGTTACGACGTTGCGAAGACAGATCGATGCCCCAATGGAGCAATCGACTCTTAATAAAACTGTCAGCAGCAAGCTGAAACGGTAATGAACCGTGGGGCTCAGCTGCAATAGTTCTATGTGTCTTTGCGTTTTTCGGTACGAGGACAATTTTATTGGCCTCGACGGTGCGGACCCTAACATCGGTACCATGGTACTTAGCTAGGGCAGAGACGAACGGGATCGAACCCGGGGTACAAGACACATTCTTTCTCATTTTGAGAAAAGGAAGCGATCTTGCACGCGGCGAGTCCTCAGTAGCTCCTGAAGTAACCCTTATCCTTGATGGTATGGAGTCAAGGAAATGCGTAGAACTTCCAAGTAGATTAGCAATTTCTTGCATCATCCTGGTTTTTACACTCAGAAAAGGATCCCTTTCAGGATACTTCTCATAGAACTTCAGACGCTTATTTGTGATTTTACAAAGCATTTCTGCCTCGTAGAATCGCTTTTTCGCGTTTGAAGTACAAGTGGTATCATCAGAAAAGTCTTCATTCTTCGAAAAGAATGCGACAATCTGAGAACAAGTTCTGTACATCTCGATGCTTTGCACGAGAGGGTCTAGAGCAAAAGAAAGGATTTTCATAACGTCCCGGGCACGAATTGCACCCATGAAGTAATTATAAGACGCTAAGTCTATCGTTTCTTTTTGGTCCTGTAAGTAGGCATTGGCAAAATGCCAAATGTCCACGGTCGTATATGAATTACTCATTATACACTCCAAAACGGATGTTATGTAGTTTCCCTAATCACACGAAACAGGTTTATTGAACCCAGTTCTGTGATTGGAGTGCGGCAGCGAATTCATCACTAGCAACGATTTCACGGAGCAACGCAAGTTGATCCGTAAAAGGAGTGCCAGTGGTGCCCGCCAACGGCGCACGGAAGGAAACGTCCATAGTAGCCTTGGACTGTAGAGGAGTACCTACTGAATCGACCAGACCGAAGACAAGCTTTACGCCTGTTTCGGCAACCGATGCAGCTCCGGTTACCACTTTACGACGTTGGATTACTAAACGCGGCGCCAAGGCAGTATGCCCCGGCGCGGTGTAGGTACGTGTGTTGCCTTGATCGGCAAACTCGGTCAAAGTTGTGGCAATAATGGCCATAATAAGATTCTACCTTTACGTTAACAACGTTATGTAAAAATTTGATACCAGACACAGTTTACCTCTTTAACTTAAGGGTGATAAGAATTAAATCTATCAACTTCAAGATATCGAAATTAAACTGGGGTCTAGGTACATAGGAAGGATCGAGCGGAAATCGCTCTTTCCGGTAACCAAGTAAGATATTCTTACCTGAGATGGAGCCCGTGTATCCAGGACTGGAAAAATCATCAACTATAGTAGTGATACTATAAGTGTGATAAAGTCCTCCAGAGGTCTGCAAGTCCGGAAACTCCAACGATGCTTCAAAAGAAGCGAGGGCATTTCCTACCGAGAGAAACCAATCAACGATAAAGCTGAAGGTCACTACCTCCCACGCAGTGGTGAGTGGGGCTACTCGGAAGCGAGTTGGCTCTATCAGTGTTTCAGCCGTTCCGCGAACGGAAAGACTTGACACAATACGTGTGGTAACATTTACGCTACCTACACGGACAGAAGACTCTTCTGTGAGAACAGAAGAATCGCCTTTTCTCTCCTTGAAGATATGATACGGTGGGTTCTTCACGTCGGTTAAAGCCTTCGTAAAGTTCACCATGTCATAATACAAGGGCCTCCAAGCGTAGCGAAATTCGAGCCAAGCGTTAGCGAGGTTATCGAAGTTCATTCCGCGTAAGAGATTCAAGAAGCGATTGACAAGTCCCTTAAAGAGACTCACAACCGACTTGAATTCAGCGAGAAAAGTACCTAGATCGAAGTAACGAGTTGCAAGAGCCGAAACGGCACCTTGTAAGGCTTTATCGACGTCTAGATTGTGCCGGTCCCGGAGATCCGAAAGGAACACCGGAGTCACTGGGGTCGTATAAACCGACTCTAAACCAGAATCGGGAAGATACGTCCATACATGCCCGTTTGCACCTTCTACATAACCGGTCATAGAATTCTCAGTGAATTCTTGTTTCTCGGTTACGTAGGGGTTAGCGGGCAGTAGCTTTCGCCGCCGCTTTTGGAAATTCGGAGTTTCAGCACCAGTACTTGTCCATACGAAACCAAGCTGACCGCCTTGACTAGAATGTTCGGATTGAAAAACTCCGTTAATTCTATAGTCATAACGGGCAGGTTTTGATGTAAGTATGGAACTTTCCTTATGCATAAATCCTCGCGAAAGCCAGTGATTGAAGTGCACTAGTTAAGTCCTCGAAAGAGGTTATATACTAGTACAGGT